ATTAAGCAATTTCAAACGTGAAGGTAAAAAAGTGATTTCACCCTTAGGCTGCATAAACAGTTCCAGTGCTTCCCCACGGTCTATGCCATACAGATCCATCGCAGCTTCGTGGGCAAAGTGAACACAGTTGTAATTTTCCTGATCGTATTGCCGGTCGAGTAAATGATCATGACCTTTCATAACGCCCCCTTGAGACCGGTGAAGCGATCCAGTGAGAAGATGTCGCCAGTCTTGGCGGTATTCAATCGCGGTGACTCCGCTTTAAATGTGACTGCCTTGTGGTCCAAGGCCACGCCTGAGAGTTGCAGCCCAAGCAGGTAATACATCGGTGTATCGAGATTGTCCGAGCTATAAAGCCGGTAATTTACCGTTGGCTTGATATCGGGGTATTGCCCCTCCATCACCCGCTCAAACTCATCCGGCAGCACATCACCCAAGCCTGATATTGAAATCGTCAAGGACTGGTCCAGATCACCCAGCATGCCCGAACGCTGAATCTCGGCAGGCAGATATTCATAGAACAACTGGCTGTCATTCTCCTTGTGCCGGACATAAACACCCTGATCATCATTCCGGACCACCCGATAGGTATTAATGAATGACGGATGTGTCAGCTCGATACACTCCAGCTGATAAATGTCGACCGTACGATTGAGAAAGAACTTTGCATATTCCTGATCCATTACACCACCCAATCTTTAATTAAGGCCTGATCAGCAGCCAGGTTTTTCTGATTCTGTACGACCTCCAGCTGGGCATTGACCCGGTACAGGTTGCCGTTGACCTCATTGGTTTTAAAAGTACCTGGCATGAAGTTACATAGGTATTGCTGTCGTGTCCCCTGATCAATAACCAGATCCACATAGAAGGATGCAGGCTGACTTTGGTAAACACGCCAAAAGGCCATCATTTTATTGAAGTCGACTTTGCTTAAACTCCAGTTCACATCGACTATGTGGCTATTACGTTTTACATCGATGTAATAACGGCCACGCCCTCCATCAAACTGCTGGCGTTTCACATCATCACCTAGTGTCACGCCATAGCCACTTGTTTGAGGATTAAGTTTTAACTTATACATAACTTTCCTTCAGGTAATAAAAAAGCGCCTATTGGCGCTTTAAAAAAATAAAAAATTTCTCATAATATTTTCTAAAAAGACAATATTATTTAAATATTCTAAATTTAGCTGATACTAAAGAATAATCATCAATAGGACCACTCTTCTCAATTCTCTTTTGTAAACTTGCACTAAAAGCCATCGGATTATTCATTGTATTAATAGAAAATTTAGGTCTTTTTTCCCAAAAATCATATGCACCATCTGACATGATATTAACTACTAACTCTTTATTTTCATCAACGATATCTTCAGAACTAAGAAATATATACTGATATTCAAGGTTGATTCGAGTTGATAAAGCAGTGGTTAAAATATTTTTACCTGGCATCTTTTTTAATTGACGCTCAGTATATAATCCAGCATCTAATAACTTTTGATGTTGGGTATGGTCTTTAGTATATTTAATTAGCTTATGTTCATTCTTTAAATATAATCTACTATCACCAACGTGAATGATATGGAGACCACTCTCCTCAATAAAGCCTAAAGTAAGGGTTGTGGCAGCTTGGTAAAATTCTTTATCAGTATTTTCAAGCTCATGCAATTTATCTTTAAGTTCTAGTAAAACTTTTTCAACACTATCTTGTTCAGGAATTTTATGAATTCTTGCAAAAAACTCAATTGCTAACTTTGATGCATAATTCGCTCCCTGATAAGAACCAACCCCATCTGCAATTGCAAATACATATCCATTACCCTTTCTTAATGGTAGGAGTATGGCATCTTCATTTGTTTTTTCTATTGATTTAGAATGAGAAAATGCAGCTACACTTATCAATTCAAGCATTTTTCATCTCCTGATAAATAGGCATAAAAGCATCTAAAATCTGATTAATAGACTGAAATCTATGGGCAGGCATGTATTCATGGCACTTATGAATGATAGATGATAATTTCCGCTCAAGAACTGCATCGTTATAACACACATATTCAATGAAAGTTCCAATAGCATAAATATCTGTAAAGTTATTAAAAACTCCAAAAGCAGCTTCTGGCGCCATAAAGCCTGGCGTACCCATTCCTTGTCCAATTTGGGTTAAGGGTGTAGAGCCTGGATTAGAGACCGTGCTTTTTACTAAACCAAAATCAGCTATTTTATATGTACTTCCAACTTTCACCATATTTGATGGTTTAATATCTCGATGTAATAAATGTTGCTGATGTATATGACTCATACCTAAGAGCAAATGTAAAATACACTCTAATTTTTCAGCAGTGGGAAAATTTCCACCTAAAATAAGTTTTTCAACATCTGTCTCACCCAGTTCCATAACAAACCAAGGTTCAGGACTCTCCAAATCACAAATATAGATTGATACAATATTAGGATGACAACATCTTGCTTGTAAGTGACCTTCCCGTTTAAATCTATTTCGAAAGTTTTCTATCTCTCTCGCATCAGATTTCATTGTTTTCATTGCATAAATGCCACATAGGTAATCTTTTTGATTATAGACTTTGACTTTTTGAACAACTCCAAAAGAGCCACCTCCCATATCATCTATTGATTCTATTTTATAACTACCCCGATATAACATCTTAAAATCTCAAAAAATAAATATAAAATAGCTTTTAAATAATTAATTTCCAATCTATTTTAGAAATAAATTTTATAATTTAGAAAAACTAAATATTAATAAACTTATTTCTAAATAATATTTAATTTTGAACTATCTTAAACAATTCAAACAAATATTCAAATTTGGGTAAATCTATCTATTACCCTGAAATAAAATTTAAAGAAACCACCTCGAAAGGTGGCTTCGCACAATTAACGATTACGCCGTGCAGTCGTGTTGGTCGAAATGGCTCGACTGATCGGCGAGTTAGGTTCCTTGATTTGATCACTCACAATTTTCGGTACCTCACGTGGCAACTTCTTATCTAACTCATCTTTTACAATAAGTCGAACAGTATTTTCATCCAGTTGCTCTGCCTCAATCGCTACCCCTTTCACCTGGTTCACAACTTCAATTTTAAAGTTGATCGTAGGTGCTGTTGGCTGAACTGAAGCAATCGCCTCAGCCTGTGGCCGTGCAGAGCTGCCCAGAGTGAAATCATGGACATCCTCAAGATTAGAACGATCCTGAACCAGTCCATTTGGTGAGAAGTAAACTTTGCCATCATGATACAGATCCGAACCTGTAGAGATCTTTGGAGTCTCTGCAGTCTGATTAGCCTTATAGATAATCTGATCTTTTCCAGCTTGATTAAAAATGTCAGATTTCTTCTGGCTTTCCATAAAGGCATTTGAGCTCATCAGTGCACGGCGCATAATATTGTCAGCTGAGTTGTTTTTGAGGAGTGCTTCAGGATTCGCACTCTTACGCATACTCTCAACTAAATTAACACCACCCCAGCGTTTAATATCATCCTGTGACCATACGATCTCGCCCTTGTGAACAGATCCGGCAACCTCGTATTTACCACCTTTACCCGTATAACCGCCCTCAGCAAAGCCTTGATCCTTGATTGCTCGGATATTACTGATAATGCTGGCACCTTGAGCAATCGCCCCTGCAATTAATGGCAAGTTTTGAGGAAAACCAACCTTGGCAGCCTGAGCAATATTCTGTTGAATCGCAATACCGGCTGCTGCAATTGCATAGGCTTTATCTGCAGCAAACATGATCTTATAAGCTTTGGATTGCTCACCGAACATAGAGCCGAATATCGGGGTGGAACGTTAATAATTAATCGTTTGGTTTCCCCTCGATAGACTTTCATCAAGGCTTCACAGATTTCTAAGTGGTGCCAGTTTTGCATCCACTTATATCCACGGCGCTCTTTAAACATGTACCTGGTGAAAAAATATAGATCTTCCTGCGCCTCAATCTGGATAGCTTGATCACGTGCCGGATCAGTACTCATCCAAGACCTCCTTACGGGCTTTTAAATATTCTTCTTTCGTTACTGGAGTATTGGAGTTCACCGTCTGAAGTGGTCCTCCACCTTTTCCAGTAATTTCCTGACGATTAGTAAACTGTCCGCCTAGATCCTTTGCGGCTTGCTCCAGAATCTTTAACTGCAGTTTTACGTTCTTCGTCTTTTCGAGTTGTTTCTGATATTGCTTTAAACGGTAATGTTTATTCGCAATGGGGATATCAATCAAACCCTCATCAAACTTAGATCTTGTTTCATCAAAAAGTTCGACATACTTCTTACTCAGATTACGGCCCGCAACTTTTGTTGGATCGTAGGATGCACATTGCATGCGATCTACATCAAGACCAAACTCTTGTTTTACCAGATCTGCTACTTCCTGAGGTGTATCACGGCACGCAAGAGCTTGAACTATAAAAATTTTCACAGGCTCTTTTAAGGCTGCCATATTCACCTCTTTGTATGACTACGTATAACAAGATGGCCAAAAAAAGAGCCAAACGGCTCAACTGATAATGCAAGTACCGCAGCACTTGGAAATATTTACATCATTTACAAACGGCGCTTGCTTCGCCACTTCAACAAGTCGCTTCACGTCTTCGCTTGCTCCCCATCGTTTGATCACGCCGACAAACTCTTCAACATCATGGCCAGCAAGATAATGTTTAGGCAGGCCTGTCATATCGCTATAGATCGGCTCACCGTCTTCCGGATCTCGCTCAACTCCGATGTGGTAAAGCTCATGTTCGATCAATGCACAAAAGTCCCGATCAGAGGCTTGTTCACAAAAACTGGCATCAATGGTAATAAGATAAACTGGGACATAACCGAACCAGTCTCGCATCTGCTGTTCTTGTCTTGCTTTACGCCAGCCTCCCTGGTTGAACATCACCTTTTCACACTGGCCTAGCACCATACGCTTTTTGGCGACACATGCTGATGATGCCCATGCAAATGCAAGGAAATCTTCGCTCTCGTGGATGAGCTCAGCAATATGGTCATGATCCGGGTTATGTAATAGTCCACCAATGGTTAGAAAATTCTTTACCACCCAATCCATGAGATCCGGCGCAGGTGCAAGGCGTATTGCTTCCTCGTTGTCTGCCTGGTCGATCAAGTCAGTCGGTGGAAATGGTCTGATTTGGCTCATTAAATGTATGCCTCTTTAAATTTTTAAGCCATTGTTGTGTAAAGTTAGCTTGGATCTGTAATGGCCCCGCTTCATTTATCTTAAATCTTGCGGCTGACTCTAAACGAACGATAGTAAATCCCATTTCATAGGCGGTGGATTCACGATCAGCATCATGAGAAAAACATTTTCTTTTCCTGCCTGCTGACCAAGGTCCACCTGCTATTTCAACTAGGATTCGATACTCAATTAAAAGGAAGTCAAAACGCCAGTGTTTGGTTGATTTAAACTGGAACAACGTTTCATATTTAATTTCCAAAATCTGTAAGGCTCGTTCCATATCCTCAAAAGCTTCTAAATATTTTTCACTGGCTTTCGGCAAGGGCTTGTTTCGCGGCTTCTTTTTATGTTCACGTTTTCTCGTGAGTTTAAAATACTTGTCGATGTCCATTCTTTCACCCGTATGTCACGGTGGCATTTCAATTTTTTTTATTTTTCAAAGACCAAAAAAAACCGCACTTTTGGTGAAAATGCGGGCAGAAATCAAATATATACATTGAGAATGTAATGTAACTCACTATAAGTTATATAAAATTGATTTGCAAAATATATCTAACTCAATCTTTAAAATTATTTTGATCTCTATAATCTTGGCTATTGAAGTAAGCAGCGATATCTTCAGTTGATTTGGTCTTTGAAAAATTGGAAAGCAATTTTCTAATTTCAGAATCAAAATTGATATCAGGAGGAAGATCTTTAAATTGGCGTGGCTTTCTTCTTACACCACCTTCCGTAACATTCTCAACCAAGCTCGCCAGCCAAAGAATAAACTCATCTGTGTGGCTATGGTGAGGTATGAGGCTTAGATCTAAATTAACTTTCCGATCCATACAATTTTTAAAACTGTCTTCCACATCAATGAATTGACATTGAAGCTTTAAATCCGTGTCCTTGAGTTCTTCTCTAAGCTGTAAAAATATTGAGTCCAATAATCTTTGCGGATTAGTTGAAAATTTATCCTCCTCTTCAAACTTAGAATATATATTCTCAGCAATTTTCAAATATTGAGGCATTTTACATTTCCTTTAGAATAATTCTATAAGTTTCTGTGACTTATCGACATTAGACTAAAAGCATATTGAAAAGTGTAATTTTTAATCAGCAACTTGTAATCTGTTATATATGTTTGTTTCAGATAGTAAAAAGCTCGCATAAGCGAGCTCGAACTTATTTTTAATTTCGAGTAGAAGATTCCATGCGTATCTCAATAACATCATCTGTTTCCTCTTCAACATAACGCAAAATAGACTCAATCCTGCGTTTTTTAAACCTTTCTAAAGCTGAGTCGATTTTAGCTGTAATTAATGTTTCTTCTTCTTGATCTAGATCAGGAATATAATCAACCATTGATTTCACCCATTGATACTTTTTCAGAAATGAAAAATTGTATCAATATTATCGGGGTAAAAGTCTGTTCAAGTTTCTTTTGCTTTTGTAAGAGAACATCTAAATTTGGACAATAAAAAACAACCGAAGCTGGGCATAAAAGAAAACCCCCCGAAGGAGGTCTTAATATCCTAATCTTGTAATGCGCTCAATAAAAACGCCAAGTCAGTAGAACTCTCCAAATCAACAAAAATACTTCCTGTACTAGAGTTGGATGTGTGGAGAGTATCTATAGCAACTCTTACAGAGCCACCTCCTTGAGGAAATATTTTAACTGATACTATATGATTTTTATTAACATAAATATTTTCTTCAATTTTGATTAACATTTTTATCCCCTTATTATTGGAAATAAATTTATACCACAAAAAACAAAAAAGCCCATCTTTCGACGAGCCATCTTTTTCTAAGCATTAAATTAAGATAAATAGGGATATTTTTGAGCTAGATGTTTATTGGCTATTACTGTTGTCTCTGCATAAGGCACTTGCGCACATAGCCAAAACCTGTATGGCTTACCTTCAACAATGTATGTCTGGCGGTTATACGATGATTGCTTGGTAGCATCAATTTCGCTTGCTTCAAAATAGGTCCCTTCTCGGTTGGTCACAACCACACCGTCCAGATCACCACCAACACAAATATTCATCATAATTATCCGTTAAATTATGATTCACAGCTTAACACATAAAGTATAAAGCCCCGCTAATAACATGTGTGTCAGCGGGGCTTCTTGTGCCGAAATACGCTCGGCCAGTTGACTCGCATTGCGCTGATGCGAGCGAGGGTTTAATAATTCATGATGATAAGCTCGCCACTAGTTTTTTGCTTTGCTGCCTTATCTTTACCGATGGAATATTTAAGGGATGTACTTTCCATTCGAAAGCCATCAAATATTTCGCGGATTAAAGGATGATCATTAATTGACAGCATTACTTTCCCTTTGCAATTCTTCATTTTATTTGCCAGCAATTTATATTGTTCTATAGGGAAATCGATCCCATAGCCTGCTGTATCTAAGTAAGGCGGATCTGCATAGAAGAAAGTGTGTTCACGATCATAACGATCAAAACAGTTATCCCAAGATAAGTTTTCTACATACACGCCATTCAAACGTAAATGAGCAGCGCTGAGGTTTTCTTCAATCCGCAAAAGATTTAAGCCACGATCAGTGGTTGCATAACCAAAGGTCTGGCCAGTAACTTTGCCACCGAATGCATGTTGCTGAAGGTAGTAAAATCGCGCTGCTCTCTGAATATCAGTCAGCGTTTCGGGTACTTTTAATTTTTCCCATTCAAATATCTGGCGGCTTGTAATACACCACTTAAATTGCCGTATAAATTCTTCTAAATGATTTTGTAGAACTCGATACAAGTTGATCAGCTCGCCATTTAAATCATTAATGACCTCAGTCTTGGCCGGTTCTTCTCGCATAAAGAACAATGCAGCGCCTCCGCTGAACAGCTCAACATAACAGGAATGATCTGGAAATAATGGTAGCAGGTCTTTAGCTAGTCTTGATTTTCCGCCTTGCCATGGAATTATTGGTTTATTTTTCATTTATCTGGATACCGCTTTATTATAAAAAATTAAACATCTAACCCTACATTTCAACAGTTAGATCTATTTGCCGGAATCCATTCAGCTCTAATCCTCGTTTATTTGCTCTTGGTTCGGGTGGCACCCCCCTTTACTTACATAATTTTGCTCCTATTTTTTAGGTATAAAAAAGCCCGCTTTTAAGCGAGCCTTGGAAATCTTTCAGGGCGACCAATCAATAAAACGCCCATTTTAGAAATACTTATACTGAACCGTTCTGTTTATGTCAAGCAAGTGAAATTTCACTTGATTCAAAATGAAACGATCTGGCCAGGCTGTCTCTAATACAATATTCCCAATTTTCGATAGCTGCCTCAGCAATTAACTCATACGGCGCATATCGTTCTGAATATCCTGACTTCGTAACATTCAATTTTGCGATCGTAATTTTCTCATGCAGTGTATATGGACGTTTTCCCGATCCCCCGCATTTTTCACAGAATTTGGAACCGTCTGGAAAACCTTTGTCATTAAACAATTCAATCTTACCTAACCCTTGGCATGGGCTACACATTGCCTTAGTAAATAACCGGCCGCGCAATACCACCTCAGCAATCCCTTTGGCCACATTTGTTAAGTCGCCCTGGCAATTATTGGGTTTAAAATTCTTCTTGATCATTTCCTTGTGGATCTTACTGGCTAGAACATTTCGCACCCGGAAAAAATCTGCAGAGTTAATCTCCCCTTTCTTAAATTCCACCTTACCAGGTATCTCATCAATACGCTTTTTGACTTCTTTGCCGTTAATGATATTGGTCTCATAAATTTTCTTGGATTCAGTCACCAATGCAATGCGCTCAAAATCAACTCTCTCAATAAGCAGCTCTGCCCATTTCTTAGCTTGAGCAGGCATCAATGCAATTTCTCCTAAAACTACATCCTTTGTTATTTTCCCTTTACCGTTAGATTGAGCGATCGCAAGTCGTAATAATTCTAAAAAATCAAATTTTTCAATTAACATTTCTGTGTACCTATATTTCTGTGATGCTTATCCCATGCAATGTATGCATGAGATGTTTTTTGGTGCGATAGCTCGCTAACTTTCTGGTTGCTGCTGACTTGACATCCTCAACGATAAAATCACCGGTAATGATGTAATATGTAAAATCAGCAAAATAACGTAATGCTGGCTTTGCCCGTTTTTCTCCCTCTATCTTGGTTTTTGGTGCAAGTTCAAATTTTGTGTGATGTTCTAATCCGAATATTTCACCCCGCTGTTGCATCGCTTTGAGCTCGATATACCGCCTGTGCTCTTTTTTGCTATCAAACGTAATACCGTCAAACTCTATCTTTTGAGCGTAAAACTTGTTGCGTTTAGCAGTCTTAGGCTTGTTTTGCTGTTTAAGAATTTCACGGCGATACTGATCGATGCTCATTGAGTTCATGCAGTTTTCACCCATACCATGCATTCAAGGCGCTTTGAGAAGTAAACACGCACGCCGTGTCTTTTGCGAAGCTTACGGGCACGTTTTCGGCAAATCGGGCGTTCATTCAGCATTGTGTTCACTGGCTTTGCTCCCACCTCACATCATTAAGGCTTGGACGAAAAACAACTACAGCACAGCCAAACGGCGCATTTGTTTTAGAACCGCCAAATTTCAATCGGCCGCGTATAAAATGAATTTCGCGATTAAGACAATGAGACTGCCACCAGCCAACATCTGTCCGCGCAGGCAGTAAAGCTACTACTGTGTACCCTGCATTTGCTGTTTCAACTGCCTTCTCGATCCATAGACTAATTTCACGTCCGTAGGGCGGGTTCATCCAGCATGTACCTGTCCATTCTTGTGATAGACCATCAATTTCAGGTGTAAAGTAACGCTCACATTTCGCATTCTCTGGTAAAGCACATACATCCAAATCAAAATCAAAAATTGCATTTAATTTGTCAAAGAAATCCTGTGGCGTTGCCCATACATCAGTGCGGTCTTCAGCCAAGCCGAATAATTTACTTTTCGCCATAGAATTCATTGGTTCTCTCCCGCTCGACGGCTCAAATCAGCCAGTGCCAATACTTCATTTTTAAGTTTATGTTCAGTGTTGTTGTGAAATGCGCTGATCACCTGCCGAACAACGATAATTTCGTAGTGCGGACGGCGTTTCATTTTGGCCATCTGAATTAAAAGAAATCGGATATCTGAGTTCGATAGGGTTATGCTCATGCTGCATTCCCCTTGTGTTCATTGCTGATGTTGATCAGATACTCAGCCCATTTCTTGAGGTTTGCAGGTTCTTTAAGCATTGATTCCAAACGCTTAGCCAGTTGCTCATAGCTTTCGTTTCCAATTGAATATTTAGCAAACTCAGGTAAACGGGATAACTTGCTTGCAAAGAAATGTCTTTGTTTATCAGTCAGCGTGTCTTTGGATTTAGCTGGTTGCTTCTGGTTCGGTTGAGATGAGTTTTTCAAACGGTTCTGTTTTGCTTTCGCTTCAAGTAACCAGTTTGCAAAGTGATAAATCATGAGTTCATCACACATGCTCTTTTCCGCATTGAATAATTCAAATGCTCTTAGCTCACGGTTGAACCAGGTTGATGAGATGATTTCGTTTGTATCAATCTCAGGATTTGCTTGAGCAATTTCCAAACTCAATTTTTTTGAACAAAGCCA